TGTAAACTCTAAAGGTTGCAAGGTGACAAAATACAGATTTAAAGCAATGTCATTATAGGCAAGTATTTGATCAAATGAATCAATCAACAACTCTTGAAATGGACGGATTACTGTGTTGTCCATCAATAAGGATGCAGTCTTTATTTCATCTGCATTGTTGCCTAGTCCGCTATTGTCTTTTATTCCTAATAACATAGGAGATACAACCCTATGTGCTACCATTATTTTTTGTGTAGCCTCTGTGGAAAGAAATTGATACTGATTGTGTGCATCTGATAATTGAACAGGTGTGATATCTGCCTTTGATTCTGCATTATCATTAAATGCAAGTATGAATTTACCTGCGTTACTTGTTCCACTAAATTTAGATGCAATTTTGTTTTCTAATAATTGCCTTTCCTCTTGGTTGGGTGTGCCGTTATTAAAGTTAATGAGCATGGAAGGTGCTAACCCATGCATGACATTATTGATGTGATAATTAGAAATCTCTTCTTCTAACTCACAATATTGCAAACCACCTTGATAATCCACAGGTGAGTAATAATAAAAACCTGCTTTGTATGGTTTGATGTATAAAATTTCAATATCCTCTTTTGACATCCCAAAGGCAGGGATTCTTAAAGGTGTATCACTTGGTTTAATGTTTGTCCAATCCTTGAAATAGTAATGTGCAGGAACTTCTCCATCTTCATTGGCTTTTTCTGCTCTTAAAGTTTCTATTGGAAAGTGTTCTACCTTTATTATCTTTTTTCTGTTTTTAGAATAGATAATTTGAGCAGCACATTGCCCCATTAATTTTAAATCATAGGATAATTTCCTAACACAATCTTTACCAAATAATGAAACCATCTGAGCATATTCATTTGGTTTCTTATTGGCATCTGTTGCGTTTAATCCTTTGCCATAAATCGCTTGGCTTATGCCATTGATAGCAGCGTTATTTGTGGCTGATCCATTATATCTGTCAATTAAGAATTGAAAGTAATTATTGTCAACACCGTATTCTACCCAATCTTTGTTTTTTACCTCTTTTACTTCGGGTGAAGTGTAGGTGCTTAAATTAACAAATCCAATACTTGGCTCTTTTGTCACACCTTTGGGTAAACTCTTTTGTCTTTTCATACTACTATGTATTCGTTGTTGTAAGAATCATCTGTTGTGAATTGTCCTTCATTTAGGTTATAATAATCATTATCCACTTGATTGATTGTTTGATCAGTACAAAAGATTCTATCCTTGAAAATTATGTTTGCACCTGCGTAAAGAGTCATATCGTAAAAATGATTAGATACTAAAACAGGTGAGAATGTGTTTTGAAATGTTCTGTAATTTCCGCTTGTAGTGACACCTGTAATATTATATGTCACAGTTACGTTTGTACTATCATCTCTTATGCTCATTGTAAATGCCGTTAAAGTATAATCTCTTGGTATTACCTTAAATGTTTGTGCAGATGCTGATGTCGTTAATACAATCATACCTATATAACGCAAAAAAAATAGGGTTTTGTTTTATGATCCACACCCGACACAATCAATTTCCGAAGAACTCGGTTTAGAACCATTTAATTTCATTTTAATATTATGGATTTTATCCTTTATTTCCATGTCTGTGAACATATTACCTGTTAATTGAGATTCTAAATTTTGTATTTGATTGTGTAATTCTTGCATTTTTATAGACAATTTTAAGGTTAAAAAGAATGGACAGTAGTGTACTGTCAACTAAATAAGACAAAAAAAAAGCACCCCCTAAAAAGAGATGCTTTCACTAGAAGAAAATAAATAATTAAGGAGTTACAGTCAAAGTAGGATCAATTTTTGTTCCTTGAGTTGCTTCTGTGATTAATGTTGAAGTGATAAATGTTGCAGGATCGGGTTCTTGCCCTACCAATGTCATTGTGAATCCACTCAAATCAGAAGGTTGTGTTCCTGTGCCAATAGTCCCCGAATTTAATTCCATACCATTTTCCAAACCTACTATGAACATATTGCCATAATAATCTTCAACCGCTACACTAGGACGTCCCCAAGCAAGTAATTTAATTTGCTCTTGTGTTGGTGCATCTAGATAAGTTAAAGTTAAACTAAGCGTTTGCTCATAGAACGTAGTTCCCGTTTCCCTAGAACTGTTAATTGCAGTTTCTAGTGAAGATGTATTTTTTACATCGTACTCATAAACAGTAGGAGTACCTGCTATTGTAGTAATAACTCCATCTGTATATGTCAATGTTCCTAATCCATCTAGATCAAAAAAGTAAGCAGCCTTAATTCCTCCGAATCCTGCTTTGCAAGGAAGTACTCTTCCTGCTGATACATTACACGCCATATTTTTTATATTTTAAAAAAAAGGGGTAGATAGACATAACCACCTACCCCTTTCTTATGGTTTAAAATTTATTAAGAGTATAGAACGATGTCAGAACCAATTCCGTACTGTACGGCTGCTGCAAATCGCATCACCAATCTTACATTTTGTGAGCCGTCTAAATCCCTCATATCCAGCAACTTGCATTCATTTTGATCACTCAAAAGAGAAGTTCCAAAAAAGAGATTAGACTTCTCAGCAGCAACTGCTTGATTATTTCCTAATCCATTTGCTACGAATAACGGAATACCACCGAATGATAAAGGTGCGCCATTCTGATACCACAACGCTCCTCTGTTGTCAATACCACTTCCTAATGCTCCCATTGCACCAACATAAGCCTTTGCAATGTTTTGTGATACATAGATGTGTAAATCTTCCTTACCAAATAAAGTAGCAGGAATAGCATCAACTATTTTCTGCATTTCAGTAACTACGTTTCCAACAACAACTGCACCTGCTGCTACATCGATTACATCAGCATCAGCAGTCATAAGTGTTACAAAACCATCAAACTCACCTGTTGTAGCGTTTGCACCACTCCAAATGTTAGATTCTGTCTTAGCAGCGACTTCTGAGGCAAATTGCCCTATAATAAAATCACTGAACTTAGGAGGTAATTGATCAAAAGCAGAGTATCCCATTTGAGCAGCCTCCCAATCAGATTGGAAAGGTGTTAAACACATCTCTTGATTTACTTGGAAATATTCGGGTTGAATAATTCTTTCAGTTAATGTAACTGATCCTGCACTTGTGAAATCACAAGTTGCATCTACTACCAAACCACTAGTTGCTACCTTTTTGATAACCTCTTTGTATTTGATATTTGGTTTCACTTCGATTCCACCATTTGCAATAGTGTTACCGCTTAGAAGAGCAGCAGAGATATATTCCCCTGCAAATTCTCCTGCATATGTGCTTGTTATGTTTACTGCCATTTTATTTTAAATTTGATATTTTTTGAAAAACTCTATCTCTTGTACTCATCACTCGGTTAGGAGAAATGTGCATTTTTATTTGTTTACTTGATTCACCTTCGGGATTATGCTTGATTGCTTTGGCAGCAGGTTCTGCAGAAAGTTTTTCTTCAAGTTTTTCTTCAACTTCTTTTTCTACTTTACTTGCTTCCATTTTATCGGCTTTTAAATCCGCAATGGCATCCTCAAGATTTTTAATTCTTATTTCCATTCCTTTCCAATCAGCAACATCAGCCTCTTCTTCTAGGCTTTCTTCAGTCAAATCTTCTTCAACTAAATCTTCTGTTTCTTCTTTTTGAGGAACTTCATCACTCACTTCTCTAACATCAGCAATTTTACCTTCTTCTTCAACAACTAAAAGCCTTGAATCTTCAAGCATATACTCACCAACAGGAAGTGCTACCTTTTCATCATCAGTCATGATAAATATATCACTCCCTTTTTCAAATGATTCTGCTTCTAAAACAGTACCATTTTCCAACTTTTGAGTTTCAAGTTTAACCTCAATACCCAAAACCGTTTTGATTTGGTTTAAAACTTCATTTGATTTCATATTCATATAACGATTGTTAAAATTTATTTTGCATTTTCATGCTTTCTTTTGAACTATGAACCACTCTGTTCCATCGCTCCACAACTGAACACCTTCGTATTCTTTGTTGATTATATAAGGAGATGATGAACCGTCTATGGTTGCTCCACTAATGGGAGTTAAACTAACCCTAGTATTAGATGTAAATGTTGTGTCAGAGATAAACTTTATTAATCTGTTTGTGTTTGTTCCATTTACATCGGGTAAATTAACCGTTGCATTCTCTACTCCCCCTGTTGCAGTAAATGTGAACTTTATTAATGTAGAACTAGTATAGGTGCTATCTGATAAATTTACAGTAGTACCATCTGCCACAGTTATGTGTGTTGCGATAACGTAATTGTCTATATCACTTAAAGTAGTTCTTTTGGTTGTACCACTTTGAACCAATGCAAATGCCTCATCACCTTGTAATGCAGTTGCTATTGGTAAAGCAGATATTTTAGAATTTGCCATTATACTATAATTTTATTGTTATTCTCTTGAAGAATCAAATCAGTATCTTCCTTAGTTAAAAAATTACCTTCCACTCCTGTAATAACACCAATGCCTTGTGCCCAATTATCACCATCACAACACTTTATTGAATAGGTATTATCGGGACACAAACACGCTCTTCTACCTCCTCTTGGAGATGTAGGATTAGGAATGTAATTCTTTCTTTTAATTCCTTGCATTTTTAAACTGATGGATATAATTTTTTTGAAGATGAGATAAGTTTGTATAACTTAGTTATTACATCAGAGGTTTTTGAAAAACCATCTATTGATTTAGGATCAACACCTATTTCCTTAGCAATATCAAATACTTTATATAAATCAGTCTCTATTTTATCTGCACTTGATCCTATGTCATTTAATCCACCAATCCATTCATCATAATTATTTTTATATTGCAAAAATGATTTGTCAATTTTAGATTCCATTGCTTTCATTTTATTATCTAATTTATTTGCATCAGATAATATTGAACTAATTTTTCTAGCAGCCAATTCAACCTTATGAGTTCCTAGATTAACTTCCTCTTTTGCTAGTCTGCTGAATACTTTACTTAATTCTCTTTTATTCATTTTATTTGTGTTTTATTTAACCTTAAATTGCTTATATAATGACTGCATCATAGATAAATCTTTTTCTGTTATTTGCAGAGCAGGAATTGGTGTTACTTTTTTTAATTCACTTGGCATATCAATACCTAGTTCCTTATATGTGCTTTCTATATTGTTATAAAGTTTAATTTCTTCTTTTAACATTTTGGCTGCTTTTGCTGATTTATCTATTGCTTTAGACATAAAACCCTTAGATGCATCCATGTCATTAATATAATCAGTATAAGCACTACTTGATTGTTTTTGTAGATTTTTTAAATCATCTACTAAACCCAATTCTACTCTTTCACCCTTGACAATGCTTGTTATTTTACTAAGCAATAAATCTGCTTCTTGTTCTTCTTTTTTCATTTCTGATGCTTTAATTTTATCGGCAAAAAAGCCTTCTATACTGAATCCTTTTACTTTTCCTGTTTTAACATAATCATTCCAAACCTCTTCATTGTTTACTTTTACAGTACCCATCCAAGTCCCTATTGGAACATTCATATCATACTTTCTTGATTTGTCAAACTTATCATCTTCAACTATCCAACTTTCAACTAATGTCAATCCTTGTAAGTTATCAGAATGCTCTAATGTAGAATTACCTTGATATCCATTTGTTAGGTATCTTTGGGATGCTTTTAAAACTGTATCCTTTGAGAAATAAATATAATATTCTTCACCTTCTGTTTTTCTGTAAATGGGTTTGTTTGGAATTAACAAAGCACCCATCAATATTTTTTTCTCTGTGTCAACTTCTGCTAGTTTTACTTCATCTGATTTTAA